TTGGTGCCGGTGCAGGCCCCTCCCCGCACCGAGAGTCACCCAAACAGATAGAATACCATGGCATAGGAGGGTGTGTGTCTAAGAATCGGGATACTCTTTGAGACGATTCTCCAACCGGGGGGGAACCCCTCTGCTTTGGTGTCTACGATCCGGGTTGCACCGGAGGGAGGATGTCTAAAAATTAGGCCCCCCACTTCATAAAGTGTCCTTGACAAAGGGGACAGTTCAGACTCTTTCGTCCCCGTGGGAGGTTGGTCGTGGAGGGGGAAGTAGGCGGAGGTTTTCGCGGCACCGGACATGGTCCGTTCCAGGCGCTGATTATCTCCAACCTTAAATGGGGAGAGCCTTGTCGCGACCACTACGTGTTTCCGGCAGGCTGATATCAAACCTTCCGCAATTCTTTCATAAGGGCGCCTTGAAGGCATATCGTATTTACCGCACACGGAAGCACTGAGTGGCCTCGACAAGGTCCGCCCCCGCACATAACACGTGAGACATTCAGCGGCCGCAGGCCAGTGGACGGGGCCGATACACCCGGCAGATTCTTTCGTCCCGGAGAAAACCTGGCTTTGGGGCGGAGGGGAAGATAAAGTCTGCGGATGCCGCCTAAATCCATCGCTGATTGGCGAGGTCTTTTCGAGCCTAGCAGCGCGATGCATTTCACAGAGCGGGAACGTGCTCCGCAGACTTTATCTTCGCCCGCAGCCCCATACCACGACAATCTTCCCCCGGGACGAAAGACTCATATACACATCCCACCACCCCGTCCGCTGGCCGTACCGGCGGCGTCCTCACCTGCTTAACTACATCTCCATCATGCCAAAGCTCCCCCAAGGGCCCTGCACTCTTCTGCCGCAGTGTCGTCCGGCGCTCCGTTGGCCAGTACCGGTCCAGCTGCCATCGTGCAGCCAAGCTTGCTGCAGTCATCTTCCCAGATTCTCATCCACTCACCGTCCCCCCAGCCGTAAGAACCGAACAATCCTATCCGTTTTCCGCCGAGTTTTGTCTTCACCTCTTCAAACATCGGTTCAAACTCCGATTCCTCCAGCTGCTCCGCTCCCATGGAAGGGCAGCCAAATGCGATGGCCGGATACTCCCCGGCCTTGTCTGCCGAAAACTCGGCCGAAGTAAAGACATCTACCTCAGCCCCGGCTGCTTTGGCGCCTTCCGTCACATAATATGCCATAGCCTCAGTATTTCCCGTACCACTCCAATATACAACTGCAACTTTACTCATAATCTCTTCCATCCTTTCAATAATTGGTATTTTTGTTTGATAAGATTTAACATCTATTAGACAGCTGCGAGGAGCTGAATAACCGGTATTCCATTTTCAAATCGGTTCATACACATCCTGATACAGTTTCTGTATCTGTCAAAACGGTGTCTGGCCTCTCTCGGATCTCCGTAAGTCTTCCAAAATCCGCAGCAGGTATAATTTCTGCCTCTGTTTTCAATGAAACCAATCACATCTTCTAACGGATATCCCAGAAAAACGCCGATTTCATGGGGAAAATCCTTTTCCGCACACAGCCTGTTTGATAACTGCTGCAAAATGAACCCGCAGCTCCCCGGCATCAAGTAGCCCTTCTGTTTCAGGAAAGCCACGGTCTCAGGATCCGCCAGAATCTTCTCCACCCACCTCTTGCGATATACATATACGAGGACAGACTCTGATTCAGGACATTCTTTGATGATTTTCACTGATATTCCGTGCTGCGACAGTTCTTTGTCCCAGTATGCAATTTCTCTCCGGACTGCGTCTCCGCCACCCGCACAATAGCGGAATAAATTCGCCGGTTTAATACCCGAAAGAGTAGGGGCACATTGCTCTACAAGCATTTTCTCAAAACATCTGCTCATCTTTTATCTCTTCCTTTCCTGACAAATCTTTTATATTTACACATTTCCCAGGGAACCATGCTCCGGATTAGAACGTTTCCCGGATCGTAAAGTTAGTTCAAGCTAACTACGTAGGCAAAAAAACAGGTTTTTCTATGTCCAAGCCATATAAAACCTTCTTTAACTGAATATTGCAGCTAACGACAATCGAAACTGAACGACAGGTATTTACAGCCCTTCCTATCAATTCAGCATATAGTTAGTTCTAACTAACCCATATAAAACTTTATCATATTCTATCTATTCTGTCAACAAAATATTTTAACGCTGTTTCCGTTAGAAAGTCTTAACCCTTTTTATAAATCCTTTATCTTCTGGTCAAACTTTCGACATATATTTCCTGTATAGTAATAGTCAGACAGGTCACTAACCTTTTACATAAACTTTTTCATACTCATGCCGGCGGGAGCAATCCTGCCGGCCTCCCCCTTTCCATATTCATATTATCCGTATCCGCTCATATAATATACAAATTCCCAACAGGTTCCGTTCATGCAGACCGTCTCTAACAATACCCTGAAACAAACTTTGTACTACCGTGATATTCCGGTTTTAATATACAATATACAGTATCCTGCATTTAATTCCACCTGCAGCGAGAAGGCGGCAGAGGCCGTCAGCGAAAATTACGCCGCACTTGCAAGGAGTAAAGAGGAATACTGCAAAGCCGTATTATACCCGCAAGCCGTCGAATCAGCCAGGTATATCCAGTCAAATTATCCTCCGTTCCACAGCTACGAATTTGATATGACTTACAATATAACCTTAAATATGGGATGCCTTACCAGCCTGTATACCGAGCAGTATTCCTACATGGGCGGTGCACACGGCTCAACCGTCCGGCAATCCGACACCTGGGATTTCACTACGGGGAACAAGGTGCAGCTTGGAGATTTTTATCCCCATGACCGTCTGTTCAAGGAGAAAATCCAACGATGGATCGAACAGCAGGTATCCATAAGACTAAAAACGGAGCCTGCCACATATTTCGATGATTATGCAAAGCTCATACAGAACACCTTTAATCCGGACAGCTTTTATCTTTCCCCAGGCGGCGTTGTGATATATTTTCAGCAATATGACATTGCGCCCTATGCCACAGGGTTACCCGAATTTGTTTTGCCCGTTCCGCCAGGCTTTGAACCGCTTTTTACAAGGAAATAGGTCCGGACATACCGAAAAGCAGATCAAAAAACGGAAAGCCTTGATATTACAAGGTTTTCCGCTATCTTTTATTGATGAGGCATCGGGGATTCGAACCCCGGACAACTTGATTAAAAGTCAGGGTTCCTTTCCTTATTATATAAGGGCGGAACGGGCGTACTTGGACAAAACTTAGACATTCTGAAATATTAAAAAACTCAGCTCACTTCTGACTAATGTTTTCATTCAAACAATTCGTCATAGGCACACTCTAAAATTTCTTTAATCGCCTTTAACTGGCTGGCCTTGACATGCTGCGTATTGGCTTCGATTTTTGAGAGGCTAAAAATCGTCATTGATATGCCACGCAGGTTCACCTCTCTCACCAAATCCGATGGTCTCATGCCTTTTGCTATTCTGATTTTCTTTATGTTACTTCCTATCTGTATATCAGTATCATTTTTTATAAATGTATCTTCTATCATCTCAACCCTCACATTTGCTCAAACGAGCAATTTTTTCTTTATAGTATGTGAGGCTTGTGGTAAAATGTTGCTTATACTAGCAAAACAGGAGGAAATTTCCAAATGGAAAGAAGAAAGAAGGCAAAAAGACTTGCCGCCGGTCTGGTTACATACTGGATAGCTGAAGCCTGGCATGAATTAGACAACGATTATTACAAGAAAAGATTATCCCCATCAAATCGAAAGCTGGTGCAGCAATACATACACCGTTATGGATATGTCATCGGCCTGCTGCTTCGCTGCCGGTATCGACCGCATTGAAATGGCCCCAGCTGAGGGTCCGGGGCCTGGAGAGTAGGATATGTGGGGCGAGGCCAACGGAGAGCATGTCTCCCGGCGTCGTCCCCTTTTTAATATATCGCAGGCATATTTTAGCCCCTATACCCAATAAACGGATAAGGGAATGGTTTTGTGACCGATATATTATTTAACCGAGCAACTTTATTTTAAATTTAATTGATATTTCTCTTGACATACCACTCATTGGGTGGTATAATAAATACATAAACAAGAGGTAAGCAATTCAAATAAAAAAGGAGATATGAAGATGAAAAAAGAGTATGCAGTTAATATCAAATTAGTGAACAGTGACAGTGATTGGGATGCAGCCGATATGGCTGATTGGTATGATTCCTATAACGAAGCATTCGAAGCAGCGAAAAAAGCATTTGACGATCCAGATGTAGTGGAAGCCAATGTAATAGTGTGGGAAGACGGAGAGGTTGATGGCACCCCGTATAGAATGGTCCGTGAAGACGGAAACATTTATCATTTTCAGGGCGAAACAAGATTATGGGCGTAAAGAAGGAGGAATAAGAGATGTTATATACTACATTTATTAGACTATGTGATGAAGCTGTTAAACACGGAAACGCCGAAGAGTTTATAATGACCCTCGGCTGGCAGGAATGGATGGACAAAGCATCCGATACCGATGAAATTACGAAAGATTTATCATTAATTTTCAAACTTGCAAGCCTGGATTTTCCAGGCTTGCGCAAAAGACTTAATGTCAGCATGGCGAAAATGTCAGCTATGTATCATATTTCGTTACGTACAATCGAAAACTGGGATTCCGGTTCGCGCAAACCAACTCCCTATACTTTAGATTTCATCCGGTTTACGATTTTTGTCCGGGAAAAGGAGGGGGACGATGGATACCTCGGCCGTATTGAAGAACAGGATTGATTTCTGCGGTATTATTGTTGCAGAAAGATGTAACCCGAATGGCGATCCGATTAATGGAAACGTCCCGCGACAAGATTTTAACGGAAATGGAATCATTACCGATGTCTGCTTAAAACGGAAAATAAGAGATCGCCTTTCAGAAAATGGATATGATGTTTTTGTTGTTAAGCAAGAAGAACTGCTGGATGAACAGAAAAGTCTTCACGGCAAGGTAAAAGCGGAGTCAGACATGGTTCAGGCCGCGAAATCAAAAGATAGGACTTCCTACCGTAAAATTGCCTGTGAAAAATGGATTGATGTCCGGGCATTCGGTCAAGTATTTGCTTTCAAATCTTCCAAAGCGTCAAAAGAATCCGAAGAAGAAGCAGGTATATCCGAATGTGTCCGGGGACCTGTTTCAATTCAAGACGCCGTATCTTTGGATTATATAACCGTGATACAGAAAAACTTGACAAAATCAGTTAATTCAAATGACCCTTCGTCAAGGTCTGAAAGGTCAAGCGATACAATGGGGACCCGGTATCAGATTGATCATGGGGCATATGTCTTTCGTGGTTCAATCTATCCACAGCTGGCAAAAATTACAGGATTCACATATGGTGATGCACTGGCAATCAAAAATGCCATCATAAATATGTTTATGAATGATTCATCTGCCGCCCGCCCAGCCGGAAGTATGACGTTGGATAGATTGTACTGGTGGGAACATAATTGCCCGAACGGTCAATATTCCCCCGCTAAAGTCTTTCGCGCCCTGCAATTTTCACCTATGGACACACCGCCATATTACAAGGTTGAATTGCTTAATCTTCCAGGATTGGAACCTGAAGTGATAGAAGGTTGGTAATATTCTATAATATGGCAAGCCCCTCTTCCGCTTATAAAAACGGCCGAGGGGCTTGATTGTAACAAAAAAAATCACAAAATACTTTTATCTCCGATGTAAATATCTCTAAATGCATTACCAAATCAGTTCCACATATAGTCTTCTTATCAATTTCCATACTATATATAGCGCTTGATTTTTTTAGTACATTTGTTATAATAACGGTACAAGGAGGGATGATATTATGTACGGCTATAATTCGTATGATAGTTACGGCTATAGACTTAAACATTACTTTGTCTCCGGACTTTCAAAAATTATGGATTTAAGGAATCTAAATCGAATTGATTATCCACAGTATATGACAGATGCGGAAGCTAGTAATTTCGACATGAATGAATTAAAAAAGGATTTTGAAATTGTAGGAAATGATATGAGGAAGGTTCTTGATTCTTATGGAACAGAACATCCAGTACGATAATGAAATTGCAACTGCTGAAACATCTGCAAGTATGGATGCTGCTTCGAACACGGGCGAGGGTTACTTAATAGCGCAGGCGATACGTTCAGAGTTTTCTGGACCATTGCCACATCCTGAAATTCTTGCAAAGTATGAAGATATACTCCCAGGAGCGGCAACAAGAATATTGGAGATGGCAGAAGAACAGGCTAACCATCGAAGGTTTATGGAAAAAAACAGTTTGGATCTTGCCGGGCGAGATGCATTACTTGGCATTATTCTTGGTTTTATAATAGCCCTATCCGGTATTGTAGGAGGTATATTAATTATCATTCTTAACCCAGACTCTTTTGGAGCCGTTGTTAGTGGAAGTGCTATTAGTGGATCATCTTTGGTTGGAATAATTAGAACTTTTGTTATTGGTTCTAGGAAGCAAAAGAACGAAAAGCAAGAAAACGAAAAATAAGGGCTATGCCAAAATTAGGGTCAGAGATAATTCTGGCCCTAATTTTATAATAAAATCCCCTATTCTACTTCCCATATCTCCAGTCCACCATAGCCTCCCGGCCGCTCATGCCAGCATGCCCCCTCCAGCGGACCTCCCGGCGTCTCGTCAAAGTAATACCAGTCTCCCGGTTCATCCGGACCGATGACGCTGCTACCATTCCATTTCTGCCATCCCGTCAGCATGTAACCGTCTTTCCCGAACAGATACCAATGGTGGTTAATCATCAGCCATTTATTAACTGCATAGGTGCCGTCTGCCTGTACATAACGGTATCTGCCCAAAGTATCTTTCTCCCAGCCCGGTGTGAAACCGGCTGATTTAAGCGCGGCTTTAAACTCCTCCCAGGTATGTCTCGTGTGGTTATAGACAAAAGGATTCGGGCAGATTTTACCGGTAACATCATAATGTCGGATGACCTTATCCGCCGGCACGTTGTACTTGTCCATCAGCTCTCTGGTAAGCTCCACGGCTGCCGTCACCGTCGCGTCCTCAAAGTACCAATCCCGGCTGGTTGCCGCCTGACTTCCTTTGTTTCTGACACACAGCTCAATTCCGATACTGTTGGAATTGCGGCACTCGGAATGCTTATATATACCATCCTTACGGCCGCTGTGCCAGGCTATATTTTTATCTTCCACGCTTTGCCAGATGCTACCATCAAAATCAACATAGTAGTGGGCGCTGGCGCCAATATGCTCACTGGCATAATACTTGCAATTGGCTTTTGCTCCGCCTGTAGCCCCTACATAATGGATTACAATGTACTTGATACGGCTAATCTGACCGTCGTTATAATTGTATGGGGTAAGCAGTTTATTAATCTTCATCGTCCACTCCCTCCTGACCATAAAATCCCATCGTATCCGGGTCTATGGCCGCCCGGAAGTCCTCCAGATTCTCTGCCGGTGCCGCTGCCACTTCGGTCTGCAGCTGTTTAAACCACTTTTCTCCAAGTTCTCTGCTCTGTTCACTCTGTACCATTATAACCTCCTATTAAAAAAGGCCCGGGACATCCTGGGCCTTATGCACTGTTGCGATATCGCAACTTATACTGTCTCTTCCACCGGCGCCTCTGTCTGCTTTTACTGATTGTCTTTAAGCTGCTTGTACATCTGATTAATACCTGTAGCCGCAAGGCCTGATACCGCACCGACAGCCGCCGCGTTGATGATATCTGTTGCCGGGTAATCGGGCATCGTATACATGCCTACAACGCCCAGGGCGGCCCCAATTACGCCGCAAATAACCGGCAGCCACTTGTTGTCTACCGATGTCGCTTTGACGGCCATAGCGGCCAGATAACACAGTGCTGTAATTCCTGCTACACTTGCAATTCCAAAATCCATAATTATTCCTCTCATTCATGTGCCTGCTGGTTGATGTGTTTCTCTATTTTATTGATAGCTTCTGTTACGGGGCCATTGCACCCCTGTTCTTTCAATCCCTTTAAGCAAGCCAGTACTCCATAGGTAAGCAGGCACTGTTCTGATTTTATTTGCTCGATTTCTTTGTCTTGCTGATTTCGTTTCAAAACCCAACGATACCCGCCGAAAATGGCCGAAAAAATGGCAGCCAATGCTGTCATTGCACTGGCTACCGTTATAATTGTATTTGTGTCAATATACATGGTCACCTCAGTGACAGGACAGCCCCAAAGGGCCGCCCTGTCCATTTTAATGTCGCAACTATTCTGCTGCTGGTCCAGTCGCTGCGGGTGTTTCCGGATGCTTTAACGGCGGCTTGCTTTTCGCCAGCAGCTCCGGTTCTGCTCCCGGCCCTTTCGCCGGCGGAGTCTGCGGATGGTCATACCCTCCGCTCCCCTTCGCGATTAAGTCCGGGTCCCCAGCTGGGCCATTAATACCAACATCACAAGTACAGTCCGTGTCCGGTATTAAGTGTTTGTAGTGGTTTGCATCATTGATTTTGTGTTTCTTACAGTTTGTCATAGTCTTAATCTCCTTTTCATGGTTTGATTTATAAAATAAGGGAGAGCCAATCGGCTCCCCAGGTTACTTATTATTCTTTATTGATTAACTGGCTGAAAACCTGGTGTAGGCCGGTACTGGCAAGTCCTGTTACCGCCCCGTACACGATACTTTCCAGACTGACCGTTCCGACGGCCACACATCCAATAGCCGACCACCAGGCAGGCCACTATGGTATGTAATGCTGTGTAATAAATGTTAAATCCATCTTTTCCTCCTTCGCTTTAATGGAATATCCCCTGCTGAACCGCATAAAAAAAAGAAACTGACCAGGGCGGTACCCACCATGCCAATCAGGCCATAGATACTCCTTGTCTGTTTCTCCAATTTTTCGCAGAGATTGTCAATTTTTACGTCCCGAGCTGCCTCATGCAGCTCCAGTTTGTCCAGTCGATCCGCATGATTATTAATGCGTATTTCGTGGGTGTTGATTTTGTCGGTGATTAATTCTTCATTCACATAGGATACCTCTCTTTCTTGATTATAATTCGCCTTACCGCCAGCAAACGCTCTCCGTAAAGGCTATTCCTACACCTTGTACGGAAAGACAGTTACTGGGACGTTTGAAGGATATGTTACGTCGCCATACACATTTCTTAAAGGCGGTAGTAGCTCCCCAGTTGACAATACAGGCGGGGCAACAGCAATTAAAAAGTTTTATGGTTTTAATACTGTTGCCACAAAAATGACGTCTGGCGCTCAGATTAACGGCTATGGTATTATTGTATCCAATAATGAATATGGTATTGTCGGGACTGCATCAATACGATTTAACAATGCAGTAAATTTAAGTGCATATAAGATACTTGATGTATCAGACTTGACCGGGACATATTTTATATGTTTTGAGGTTTCCGGCAATGTAAATGTTGTATCAAGCAGCAGATCTTGCATCGCCCACAAAACCGAAGCAATACTATCTAACTCTTAATTAGTAGTTAAACAATACGGTATTTATGAATTTGACAAAGCGAATACACAGTTTCTACCACCTTGAGAGTAGTCCCGCTTTGTTGTATAACTCGATATATAAACAAAATACATTCCAGATAGCCCAGTAACATCTAATACTACCACAACGTCTTTAGAAGAGGGAGCTACTTCCACTTCGTTACTATATGTTATACCTGTTCCGTTACTATTAGTTGCCACACCGATTTTCGCCTTCGCGCTACTACCGGCAGAAGTAGTAAAAGCACTTGCTATAGTAAACTTTAAATACTTATAATCGGTTAGGTTAACAGCCGTATTAAGTCTTAAAACAACGGTTTGATTACTATGGCTGTTAAAGTTTATTTTTTTATCACTAGTAAATAACACCGAACCAGTGTTAGAGCCAGACAAAATAGTTACTCCTGTTTCATTTCCAGTAACATTTGTAGGCGTATTAACAAAAATTTGCATCGTCCCAGTAACTGTCTTTCCGTACAAGGTGTAGGAATAGCCTTTACGGAGAGCGTTTGCTGGCGGTAAGGCGAAGGCTGGAATGGTGTAATTGCTTGTCATGTATTTGCCAGAACAGTTTGCAGTTACTGTCGATGTGGAGGGTGTCAATGTTCCTCCCGCCTGGCTGGGAATCGTGCCGGTTATTTTACTGCCATTCACCCATGCCGTTCTTCCGGCAAGGATATGCCCGGCTGCCGAATCGCCAGGTGTCTGGCTGGCCAGGCTTTTTGCAGTCACTTTTCCGCCACCGCCATGTTTTCCTTCTGGGATTGCCACCGCAGAGCCGGCTGTCAGTTCCTGAAATCCCCAGTCCCCCTGATTCTTCATCGTGCCAACCAGTGGTTCCCCGTCCTTATCCACGATTACTTTGCTCGCCAGGACATCCTCTGCGCCAGCTGTTATTACATCCAGGTCGGCGCCGCCTCCTCCTCCAGACATCCATATTTTTCCCATACTCTACACCCCCTTCAGTCCAACTTTGCAATCTGATACCGGCTTCTTGTACACTTTAAATGTAGCCGTCCCATTTCCCAATGTCGCTGTTCCGCTGGTGATAATACCAAATGCCTTCATGTACGCCTTTTGGATGGCGGCACTCGCCCCATCGGCCAGCGCACTGACCAGGATCGCTTCCAGGTCGGATGTAGCTCCTGTTACATTAACAGTTTGACTAAACGGAGCAGCGCTACCTGTCCAACCAGATGCCGTTAATGTCACTTCTGTTGTGTGATTAATGCGGTTAATTTCCTTGTTCGTGGCATTAATATCGTTTGCTCCGAACTTGTCACCATCCTGTGTGTATCCTGTCTCGTCTGCGATTCCGGACGTCCCGTCAGCATTCTGGGTAATGCGCCACTTCCTCGCCCCGTCATACATGGCGTCCTTGTAGTCTGTTTTTAGTACCATTTTAAAAAGCACCTCCATTTAGCGTAAAGGCCAGCTTCTTCCGACCGTTAATCCTGCTCTGAATATTGTTATATATAAAGCGGCATGCCTCTTCAATCCGGTTCAACTCCCGCCAGTCGATAAATGGCTGGTTATCATAAAAAGTTTTCCTATTTCCTACCGCAAAAGGATATGTCCCAGCGCAGACATGGTCTATATTGGCCTCAAAGCGGTTAATTTCATCTGCATGGAAGCCGTAATCCTGATATGTCTTATCCTCCCCCATGTCCTCAAGGTCAAAATCCGGCCAGAGGGTAAGGGCTTGGACCCGTATCTCATTGATGTTGCCCTTGATGCGATTGTAGTCACCGATATTAAAATAATCACTGTCCTGCCAGTCGGTTTTTGGCTGTTGCCACATTGCTCATATCCCTCCTTGCCTTCATGCTCCCAGACAGAGCACCGTTAAAATTAAGCGTATGATCGTAAATCCTCAGGAGCAAATCCGCCACATACCGGTTCTCTAAAAACACAATATCGCTTGCATCTATCCTCGGTTCTCCGCGATAAGTCAGCGCATATTCCCGATCCGCTTTCATGTAATCGCCGATCCAGTCCGCCAGATCTGCAGCATATCTCGCATCTGACACAAGCGGGTTCTCCCACATCTCCAGACTGCCGGTTGGATTCAACTGTCGGCTGACCATTGCCTTCAATTTTCCATATTCCCTACCAGTTATTGCCACCTCAGCCACCCCCTCCACGCCGGTTACTTCCACGGTAGCATAATAACTGCTTGATTCCACAATCTCTGCCGTTTGCCCAGCCTGCGGCTCTGTGATAACACAGGACAGATCATATGACGGGGTCGAAAAGTAGAAGGTGTAACGGTTGTCTATCGCAGACAACGTAATGGTTTCCTTCGCCAGTTCCTTTTGTTCATCTACCGGATTGTACAGGGTCCGCATCACCTGCAGCTCCCTGGTTTTCTCTACCTGTGTTCCCTTCGGTGTCTTCGTCAGCTCATGGCCATATTCCAGCACATAATCTGTACTGTCGCCAAAAGAAATATGATTCAGCACAACCCTGTTATCCGGGCAGCCTCTGGTAAATTCCAGGACCAGCCTGTCAAACTCTGGAAATTCATGACTAATAACCGATAACGCCTCCAATACGGTTACACTGTAGCTTTCCTGAAGCTCGTCATTATAATAAGCATGAAATATCATCTGCTCCGGATGATTTCGCCCAAATTCCATCGTCAGGCCGAAGCATTTAAACGCAACCTCCAAAACAATGGTAATGGTTGGATTCTCCGAAAACAGGCCATTCTCATCAGCTGTTTCCTCCGATATATAACCGGTATCCAAGTAAGCAGTTCCCTCAGCCTGCCGGGGCAGAAAATATTGTGTCGGCCTTGCGTCCGAATAGTTACGGACGGGCATCGCGTAGTCCGCCTTATCTGCTCCATTCAAAACGGCGCCGGCATGTGAAAAATAGGTTTCATTGTCTGAGTTGGCAACCATATCCGGAATAAAACTGGATTTCAAATAAATATCTCCGGAGCGGTCCTGATACAGGATGCACCGGCCGGCATTTGCAATAATCTGCAGCGCTTCCTTATGTGTAACCACAGGCATAGGATTTTTCACTAATACGTTTTTTAAATATGGGTCTAACCAGTATGTCCGGTAATCCACGCCAGCATCGCCAAATACGTCTGTGGCCAAATCATACAGGCTGATACCAGACTCCCGGTACAGCCCCTTATAATATGTCGCGTTCATTCCGTCAAAACGGTCGGACGCAGAAAAACTCATTTCTTCATCATCCGCAGACCATTCTTTTAGGGACACTGTAGCTCCTGGCAACCACTCCACTGTCCCGTCATCCAACTCTTGGCCATACAGCACCGATATCTCCTGCCCCGGCTCCAGGAAATTCACCGTACTTTCGCTGTTCTCCACATCATAGGCGCGGTCTTTGTTTTCCACCGTCAGGTCAAAGTCAATTGTCGGCAGCTCATCTGATATGGGGCTGATATGTTCCTTCTTGCTGGCCGACTTGATTTTCTTATTATCAAAGTAAATGCCGATCCCCATCGTCAGTTGCTGGATGCGGAACCGGCTTTGGCCGTTTATCATGGCTGACGGTGTAAACCGCAGAAACGTGGTCGCATTAAAAATCTCTTCCGTCACAAAATGTCCGTCAGCATTCCCAATTATCTCCACTGTGTTATTGTCAGATTCAATTTTAAAATCAACCGGATACGCCTTGCCAAACTCCACAGTCAGCCCCTTAATGTCATACTGAATCGGAAAATGAATCAGTATGCTTCCCAGTAGCCCCTCCGTCACAATACCAGCATTTAGCACTACATCTGAACGGTTCCGGGGAAGGAAGTACATGCTGCCATCCACCGTGCTGTAATCTTCGTCGCAAGTGGCGTATAGTTCAGACACCGAATAATTGTCCAGGGGCCATTTTAGATTACTGTAGTAGGCGTAATTGGTCGGATTCGGAACAAAAGCGGAAGCCTGGGCTTCCTGGTTAATCAAACCGATTGTCACTCGCACGTAGGAACGGTTACGATACTCCTTTTTCATTTCCGCTTTATAGGCTTGGCTGCATGCCTGCATTACTCCATCACCCCACAATCCACAATATTCACCTTGCAGTCTCGGTACCTCGTCGGAAGGCCATCGGAATCAAATTCTATCGGCGTAGCCGTCCGGTTCCCGGGATACATCCGAATCGTTATCCAATCATTATGTACCATGTCGGGTATCCGGGCCGTTACCACAAATTGTTTAAACTCTTGCAGCATGGCGGACCAAGTAGCGGCGTCCAAAAACTTCCACTGCAGAGCGTCAAACTTATACTGGTCCCGCCCCACCTTCTGGCCGACGAACTCGCCATTCGCGTTTTTACCGTCACTTACGTTCGTAGCCACTACCAGGTTTCCTCCAATATCGGGGGCGGGAAACTCCCGGCCATTGATTGTAATTACTGCCATCTCACCGCCTCCTTACGTAAATCCATAACCCGTGCGCTTCTCTAAATCTTTCAGTTTCTTCCGGATTTCCCGGATGTCGATGTTGACAACCAAATCCAGATTTTCGATTAGTTCGATTATCTTTTTCAGCAGTTCCACCATAATAGCCAAATGCTGCTCACTTGCGTTGTCTGTTCCGGATGTCATTGCGACAGCTCGATTGACCATCTCCTGCATTATATCCTCTTGTGTATATGCCGGTGCCGTGCTACCGACCATTGCAAGCGGCGGAGCTGCATGATTGGCCGCATTTACTATTGTGGATACCAACGGCGCAATTGCACTTCGCATGCCGCCCTGCACTGCCCTGGCAATACCCTCGGTAATCTGCATGTTATTGGCCACGGCTGCGCGGCCTCCCCAACTGCCGACCATTTCAGGAATTCCGTCCTCCCGCGCCACAAACATCTGGCCAGACCGTGGGAAGCCACCACTGGCATGACCGGAAATTTCACTGGCTGGACCGGTGGAAGAACCGCGGCTGCCGCCGCTCTTTTTAGATTTACTACCACTATCACTATCTCTGTCTTCTGCTTCTTTGGACTTCTTGAATATATTTTTGACGGTGTCACAAACGTCCTGCCAAATCTGTTTAACTGTATCTACAATGCCTGAAAGCCACTCTGTTATTTCCTCCCAAACAGCCTTTAAACCGTCCCAGAGTTTATTCATGACGTCTTTACCGATTTCCACCATTTCATCCAGTTTAAAGACGTCCTTAATTTTCTTCCAGATGTCCTCAAACCACTCTTTGATGGCGTTCCACTTTTCTTCAACAGTAGAACGGACATTGTCCCAGATTTCGGAAAGCTTATCGCGTAAAGCTCCAAATACCTCCGTAGCCTTATTCTTTATGGCATTCCAGATTTCTTCCGCGAAGGACTTTATATTATTCCAGATCAGTCCCCAGAGACCTTTTATGGTATTGAGTACCGTGTCAATACATAATTTAATTGCATCAAAGGCAACCCGAACCAATGCCTTCATAGCTTCCCAACAAGACGAAAGGAATTGCTTAATTCCATCCCAAGCCCGTTCCCAATCCCCGGTAAACACGCCTATCAGAAAATCTAATAGACCTCCAAGGGCATCCAAAACATTGCCGATTACTTCCGAAACACTATCTGAGAAAGTAAAAAAATTATCTATAGCGGTTTTTAGGTTGCTGGCGATTATCGGTGCTATGTTATTGATAAACCATGTGATGAAGGGTTGTAAGACTGTCTCCCAAACCGTCTGTATACACTCTGTTACCTTTCCGGCAAACTCGCCGAACTTTTCGATAAGCGGCTGCAAAGTACTTGTATTAAACTCAGCAAAACGATCTGCCGCGTTTTGAATAACCGGAAGAATATGTGTATTAAATGCTTCTAATGCACTTTTTGCAATATCCGATAGCCCTGTTTTGATACTTTCAATCAATGGTGAAATATTTTTGTTGTATACATCTAATACGGTGTCTACAAACTTAGAAAACGTCTCACTGATTGAACCTGTTATAGTCTGAACCGCCGCCAAAATTCCATTGAACACTTCTTTAAATCCAGAGCTATTTTCGATAATTGGTGCTGTTATTAAATCCAGCATATCACGGCCGAAAGCGCCTCCCAATTCAAGCGCCCCCATAAAGCCGTTAGAGAAAACAGCTATTATATCAGCAGTAATCTGTTTTGCCGCATCGCTCCGGAACACGGAAAAAATATCCGCAGTGGCCTCCGAAAAGCGACCAGATATCATAGTTATATCACTTCCGATATCAAACATTGATACCAGGAAATCTTTTATTCTGGGACTATTTTGCTGTAGATATTTGTCAATTCCCCCCAGTAGATTATCTGCAATCGTAGCCCCCACAGAGGCAAAGCTTCCAGCTATCTTTCCCAGGTTATACGAGAACTGTTTCGCAAAGTTGTCGGCGGCTTTCTTTACTGCCGGATCCGTAAAAATATCCTTCAGGCTTTTTTTGATTCCATTAATCGAAGACTGGATGCTATCCAGAACCGATGTGTCACCAAAGCCAATTTTAAACCCATATTTAAAAAGGTCGGCCAGCTCCTTCGCCTTGTCAATCAACGCTTGGTACTTGGCATCCATCTCGTCGACCGGAGAGGTGTCAATCTCTCCCATGTCAAACTCATCTGCGTCGTAGCCCCCACCGGCCCCTCCGCCACCTGAGCCAGAATCTGGTGGCTGAATAATATTCAGTTCATCGATACCTGTTGTCGCACCTTTGATGTCTTTTGCGGCTTTCTTTGCTGCTCCACCGGCTCCGCCCATCGCAGCGCCTGCGTTGTCTGCTGACTCCGCCACAGCCTCCATGCCGGCTGCGGCAACTGACGCTCCGCCTCCGGAACCCTTCTTTCCGGATATCAGGTTCGTAAAGGCCTTAAAAGCATTGGCCAAACTCATCAGCTTCCCGATAATCGTATTAATGACCTTAATGACCGGTGTAAGGACATTGATAAGCCCTTGACCAATCGTAGCCTTTAAGCTGTCAAATTGCAGTTTCAGTATTCGGACCTGGTTGGCCCACCCATCAGCGGTTCGAACAAAGTCCCCGGATGCCAGAGTAAGCTGGTCTTGCACAAACTGATACCGCAGGGCCACCTTCTCAGCTTCGGACATTTTGGCGGTTACTTTCGCATATCCATTGGCCAGGGCATAGCTGTCAAGGGCACTCTGCGTCATGACAATGCCCAGGTCTTTAAGTGTTTCCGTTTCTCCCGTGAACACAGATTTCAGCTTTGTATAGGCCTCGTCCTGACTGATGTTGTAAAACGACGCCACGTCGCCAGCCAGCCCCGTCAGTGCCGTGGCCATCTCATAAGCTTGCTTTTCGCCAAAGCCGAATGCCTTCGACATCGCTCCGAAGGTTCCAGTGAACTTCTTTGCCATCGTCTCTGATAAGCCAAATTGTACCGCCGCATTCTTTGCAAAGTCATTAATCTGCTTCGACATCCGTGGGAACGTTACATCAACAACGTTCTGCACTTCCTGCAGGTCGGAGCCCAATTCGATACATTGGGCCCCGAAATCTATCAGCTTCTTAACTGCAAAAGCAGCCGCCAGGGCTGCACCAGCTTTCTTGGCCAGCCCCTGGATGCCCTTCATCTGCTTGTCAAAATCGTTTTTATTAACTACAAGGTCAAGACCAATCTGACCAACGCTGTCAGCTGCCATCCATATCACCTGCCTCTATCTAAAATCAGACATCGGCTCATAATGGCACTACTTGTCTTGGTTAATCTTTATCTCAAACTCCCTTTTACAACTCTTCCCCTTGCATCTGGCAAATATGCCAGCGGAAACTGCCATCTTGTCATAAAAAATAGGCATTCGATACCCACAATAGGGGCAGGATACCTGCATTCTTATTTTTTCAATATTTACCACCTCCGCACATAGCCGCAAACATCTTCTCCAGACCGGCCATTTCTTTCTCGAAGGTTTTCTCATCCATTTCCTTTACTTCCCGGTTACGCCAGTCATCATATATCCGGCGCTGGTCCTTTGTATAATGCTTGATGATATCCTTATCCGTTTCAGACCGGATGGCCACCACCCGGCCAAGGGCAGTCTCCGGGGACAGGCCGGCAATCAGCGCCTTGAATTCGTCCCAGGAGACTGTTTCAAACTCTTTCGTTCGTACTCTTAGCCCATACTGTGACAGAAAACTGGACACAATCAGATCCCAGTCATCAAACATGTCATAGTATGGGCCACTGCTCTCCCCCGGCAGGTTCCTCCACGCCGGAAATAAGCTGCACTGCCTCCTGGACCACAATAATCAAGTCACTAAAGCCCAGCTTCATCTTTTCCATCTCTTTCTTGGATTTTTCCGGGAACATCAGGTCATATGCGTCCAAGATTTCCTGTGCACCCGGGTCGTCACCTGACATCAGACCCATAACCTTAAGCATGGTCGGCGCATCTGCGTTGACCTCCAGTGCCTTTCCCTTTATTACCAGGGATGGGTTCCCTTCAAAACTCAGTTTATCTGTGATATCTACCTTCCTTGCCATAATCAAATCCTCCTTATGCCCCTGGTGCCGGCGTGAATGTCGGGGCACCATATCCCGTCACCTCAAACTCCAGCGCGTCAATGTTGGTCGTATCGCCGCCGCCTGGTGTAGTCACGTTCACGACCACGTCACAGGCCAGCTTTGCGCCGGATACCATAGTCCATTCAAACTTAGTCATGACATCCTGCCCGAACTTCCAGGACAGGCTGGCAATATAGTCATTGGCTGGGTCCCCGACCGACCTTTTACCCTTAAAGGAAAAGCCCAGTTTTTTACCGGTCATAGCTGCCTTTGCCCAGCCCTTCGCATCCATGGAGTACCATTCCTCCACAGTACCGTCAATTGTCGGAGCGAAGTTCTCCAAGTCTAACGGTACAGCCATATCCTCCTCTGCACTTTCGCGGCCTTTTATACCAAACTTAAACACATTGTTATGCACCGGATACACTTTTCCAGTTGCTTCTGCCATCTCTTATACCTCACTTTCTCTGATATACAAAATCCAGCCATATCACATATTCGTATACGCCCTTGTCATCCGTCCCCACATCCACCGGTTCTGGAACCTGGAGGATGATGCAGTTAATGGGCGTATCCTCTATAGACAGGCTGGACACGTTTTTAAGTTTCTCATATAACTCATAGGCGGCCCGTTCTGACGCCTGCACATCCTTATCCCAATGGACCAGCAGGGATATGCGCCGAATGTCATAGCTACTGTAATCATAGCCGCCCAACGCCATCACAGGAGGACCGCTTCCCTGCCGGTGGTACACACCAATGGAATGCTCCTTCTTATTGTTCAGCTTGCCTATATAGACATTCTTGTCCTCAGCAATCCCAAAACAGGCTATGTATCCCCGGATGTCATCCAAAGTCAGCATCACACACCACCTACTTTCTTGTATAGCCTTTTAAAGGCGTTCTTTGCAAAATCCTGACTTACTCCACCCTCCATCCAAGGTTCGTACCACATACCACCTGCAAACGGATTTTCATCCGTCTGGAAGTTGTACTCCGGGTGATAATACAGACGGCGCGCATAGGGTGTGCTGGAAACCAGTGTTACTTTGCCTTGCTTGGATTCACTGTAGTCGACAAATGTACTCTCATTTTGCAGATTTCCAGTTTCAAAAGGCATCACCTGGGCCTGTACAACCTCTGTATGCAGCGCCTCCGCGGTCATCTCCAAGGCAGTCACTGCCGCCTGTGTAAGCTGCTTAATCCGCGGGAAATTCATCTTCACAGTTGATTTAACCTGCATCAGACCACATCCAACTGACAATAGTTAACTGTCCCATCCGGATTTCTGGCCTTCATCCCCTGCTCAATCCTCCGCTCTTCCCCGAATATGATAACGATACCCCCGCTTAAGGTTGGGAAGTCCGGGGCAATATCCCCAGGGAACAAAGCTGTACCCGTTATCTGCACCAGCTTCTTTTCCGCGGTAAGGATTGTCTTAGCTCTGTCCTGGAAGTTGCATTTCAATTCCAGGTCCAGCGCCTTCTCCGGCTGACCGTGGTTATCCGTGTCCTCCGACTCCAGATGGACGTGTATATCCGTCCTGCATAGCCGTTTTGGCACTAAACATGGGTATTTCATGGCTCACCTCGCTAACCGGCAGCACAGACCCGTCTGGGACAGCAGGGCGTACACATCGCGCTTCATGGCTACACCCTTGTCTGTAAATACGTTCCAGCTGCTACCGAACTGTGCGGATACACCGTTGATGCTGTAGCCCTGCAGGATGGTATTAATCTCGTCCGCGTTCTCATACTCAAAGTCCGCCTGCTGGCAGACCACTTCCTGTATGGTTTCCTGCTGGAAGGCCGTCAGATTAGAAAATCCCCGGCCTACAATCCGG